CTTTCCCTTTTGGTGGTAAAACACCAAAGTTTTTACCTGGAACTGGTTGTCCTCGTCCAGCTAGTTCTGCATAAGCTCGTCTTCTATCTGATTCATCTGACATTAGTAGTATTCCTTCTTGTTTCTTGGATACCAGTCTTCGCCTTCGTCTTCTCCGTCCAGTGATATAAAACCACCTTGCCTAAATCGCATGATTGCCATTGTCATACTATCACAATAGTCATCATGATCTCCGTTTGGAAAAGATGCAACCTCTTCTATTACATCCTCTGCAAACTTTTCTCCACTAGGATACCACACTTTTCCAGATTCGAAAATAGGCGATACAATGTGCATCCTCGTAGTTTTGTCCAAGTTACCCTTCTTTCGTCTGCCAGGACTAAAGGTGAGAACTGGGAGGTTAAGTAACCTTAATTCATCCGCCAAGGGTTGTCCACTTGCTTTTGCCTCGATCAACATCATGTCGGGTTCCCAATATTCGTTCTCTTCTATCGCAATCTCTTTCAACTCTGGAAAATTCCAACGACCCTTCTTCGCATCTAACATTATCAAATGCTGAACACCATTGGCTCTTGGCTCAAAAACACCCCATGTCGTAATCGCACTGTAGTCTGCTGTCTCTTTTTTAGAGTATGCCGTAGCAGTTTCTTCAGATGTAGGATTCTGTTGCCACTGTGCGTTCCACTTCATAGGCGACAATGATGCCTTGACCTTTAACAACTCGTCCTTGTTCCAGAACTCGGGCCACAATAACTTATCATTCGGTAAAATCGCTGGGAACTCCACGATATCCCATTGGTCTGACATACTATCCTTTGCTTGTGCCTGTAATAATCTGCCTGTCAGATCCTTCTTTGACCATCTTGTCTGCACAATGATGATGGTTCCCCCAGGCTGCAGTCTCTGCCGTGGACCTGATGTGTACCACTCGTAAGTATTATCGTAAGCAGTTGAGGACAGTGCATCTTGTTCCGAGTGCGGATCATCAATAATCAACAAGTCTGCACCACGACCCGTCATCGCTGCTCCAACACCCGCTGCAAAATATTCAC